GTCTTTAAGTTTCCATCTATGCCTAAAGAAGATAAAAAATATCATGTACAAGTACTTGAGAAACTTCTGGAGAAGCAAAGAATTCTTTATACTCGTGTCAGTTTATCTGATGATCCTGCAGCAAAGAAGATGAAGGAACAAATTTTAGAAGGAGCAACCACTATGGGACTTCCTGCTAATATTGATATGAATTTATTCTTTAAGAATATGTCACAGATGGTTGATATTATGAAGGAACAGATTGACAACGATCAATTTAAGATGTAAACTAGGTACATACAAGCCAAATCTCAAAAAATCAGAGGTAATCAATGTCTTTTAAAGACTTAAAAAAACAGTCCTCTCTAGGATCTTTAACTCAAAAATTAGTTAAAGAAGTGGAGAAGATGAACACTCAAGGTGGATCAGGCGATGACCGTCTATGGAAACCTGAAGTGGATAAAACAGGTAACGGTTATGCTGTTATCCGTTTCTTACCAGCACCAGAAGGTGAGGATATTCCGTGGGCAAAAGTTTATTCCCATGCATTCCAAGGACCAGGTGGTTGGTATATTGAAAACTCTTTGACCACAACTGGTGGCAAGGATCCTGTATCAGAGCACAATCGTGAACTCTGGAACAGTGGTAATGAATCCGACAAGGATGTAGTTCGTAGACAGAAGCGTAAGCTTTCCTACTATGCAAACATCTACGTTGTAAAAGATCCTACCAATCCTCAGAATGAGGGTGGAGTATTCCTCTACAAGTTTGGTAAGAAGATCTTTGATAAAGTAATGGAGTCAATGCAACCAGAGTTTGAGGATGAGTCACCGATTAATCCTTTTGACTTCTGGCAAGGTGCAAACTTCAAGTTGAAGATCGTTAAGAAGGATGGTTACTGGAACTATGACAAGTCAGAGTTCGATGCAGTATCTCCTCTACTTGAAGATGATGATGCACTGGAAGCATTATGGAAGAAGCAGTATTCTCTTGCTGCTGTCACTGCTGCAGACCAATTCAAGTCATATGATGACCTGAAGAAGCGTCTTGATTATGTTCTAGGTAATAAGAAGCCTGTTCGTCGTTTTGATGAAGAGGTAGCGAACGAAGATAACAATCGTTCATTCCAACCTAATTTTGAACGCAAAGAACCAGTCGCTGCTCCTGTAGCATCTGCTAGTTCAGATGAGGATGATGCTTTAAGTTACTTCCAAAAGTTAGCTAACGAATAGTTACTTAAACAGTTTAATATTTTCTCCTTTAGACAAGGTTTTACTCACATACTGAGTAGAACCTTTTTTATATGGCATGATATCATCCATATCATCTTTCACAATATTAATATATCTTGGCTTGAGTAGGAATATATTTCTCTTTGCATCTTCAATATTAGATTCGTATTCATAATTTGTTGTTGGTATGGCAATATTTGATTTAGTTGTATAACCAGGAACACGAGTATCATAGAAAGTGACAGAGTAATCTGCTTCACATGTTAATCCTGCTTTAACAATAACAACACCAGAACTATTCTTTACTTCAGTTGTTTCATAGTGATGAACCACACCTATTCCTGCAGTACCATATTTGTCTATTAGGTATCTATCAAATTCATTTGTTAATAGAGGCCATTCAGTTTGCACATTAAGAATATTATTGGAAAGTAATACTAACCAATCAAGTTTAGAGTCTCTATAAAAATCGTAAGCAACATTGTCTGGTCTATCATTACCTTTGATTTTATATTTGGTAAAGAGAGTTACATCTTGAAAGATATCTTCTCTCAATTTCCCTCTCTTAAATAGATTTTTTACAGTAATGTAGTCTGATATTTTAGCATCAGGAAGTCTGCTAACATATTCAAAATCTGGAACTTTGCTGAAGTAATTTGACATTTTAGAAACCTATTTCGTCTGGGGAAAATTCTGCGTAATCACTATTAAATACTGGTTCAAGTTCAGAGAACCCTAATGACATTTGATACTTGGTCATGATTCCATCTTCAAAGGTTGCATAGTTACCATCAGGAGTATATTGAATACCGCATGAAGTACAAGCACATTCCTTAAACTTATTTAATGCTTTGTGATCTCTGCTTCCATTTTTATATTCTAATCTAAAGGTATGAGGTGACTTTAAGAAGAGATTGGATTCTGATTTTATGGGAGCCATTCCTTGCTTAAAGAACCTAATAATTTTAAGGATAGTTCTACCTTCTCTTGCACTTCTTGCTGTAAAATTAAATGTAAATGTAAATGTTCTTAAAGCGGGACCATTGAAAAGCATTTCCATATTAGGATTGATTACTTGACCAGTTGCCCTTTGCATGAGTGCTTTGCTATCACCTGTGGCAGCTCCTGCAATGGTTGACGCTAGAGCATCTTTTACATCTTCTTTATTGTTTCCAATATTACCCATGATATCTGCTCCTTCTTGGCCAGCTGCTTTAAGACCTTTTGTTATACCTGTAAGAGCAACTTTAGCAAGTGCCATTTGACCAGCATTCATCTCACCCTGTGACCAACTAGTATTATTTTGATCACCGATTCCTGCTGGTATTGGAAGAACTACTTTTCCAATACTCTTTCTATTACGATCTCTTTCACCAGAACTTAATTTTTTACCATCAGAAGCAAGTCCTTTAGAAGTATATTCCATCATAGTAAACCAGAGGGTATCCTGCTTTGCTTTTCTTAAAGTAGTTGGGTAGACTAAAACTCCTCCAAAATCATTTCTGGTTCCTGATGCAGATTTGCTTGGTTCAATACCATTATCAACACCTGCACCATTATCAGCACCTGCATTGGAAGATTGAAAATCATCTCTTTGTCCTTGTCCAAAATTAGGATCCCATTCTTGTCTTGCTTCAGTCTTTGTTTGTGCTGCTGGTTTTGCTGAATCTGTTCCTGAATTTATTGCTGTATTATTAGAACCTGATACTGAATTAAGTGCTGCTTTTTCGTCTGCAGTGAATGCAATAGCATTTTTTACAGAACTAACTTGGGTAGTAGATGCTTTTGCTATTGTTTGTTGATATTTTTGTGCTGTTTCGGATGCAGAATCATTCCATATTATCTTTCCTTTACTGCTTGAATTTTGTGCTCCTATTACTATACCACCACTTCCCTTTGCATCAGTATATTGTATAATCTCTGTTGAATATTTTGGAGGAGTTCCTTCAGGTCCACTAACTCTTGTGGCAGTATAAATTGTAGTCTTATTTCTAGAATTAGGACCAACTCTTATTCTTGCTATCTGACTGGTAATAACTGCCATTACTTATAACTTTTTTTATTATTTAGTGAGGATTGAGTATGTATTTTCCATAAGGTATAGCAAGGAGATCATCAAGTTCATTATATTGTACAATATATAACTGTCCTGCAAGTTCATTCCATGTATAGTTCCTTGATTTTCTCCAATGAAAGTTAAGACCTTTGAATCCCCAAGGTTTTAGATCTGTACATGCAATCAAAGGATGTTGGTCATAAGTTTCACCAGGAGTCTTAGCATTGTATACAAAGGTATAGAACTTTCCTACTTCTGGTATGGGACTCACTGTATCATTAAGAGCTTCCATAATTTCCAGCATCATTTCTTCTGGATCATTAGTTCTGTTATTCAGATCACTTAAGTATTGTCTGACACGATTATCTTCTGTTTCTTCTGCAGCATTATCAAACCCAAAACTATCTACCATGATGGATACCTAATTCTTTTTCTGTAATAATTTTAAATTCAATTCTCTTATCTTTACACCATTCACTTGCTGCTTTCCATTTTGCTTGGTTAGTAGCATAGGTTTTACATTCGTAGATATATGATTGGGTCACTTTTTTTCTTTGTTTAGGTGGTCGTGTTTGCTTGGCAGGTTTAACTTCAATAACATATGTTTTGACCTCACCATTACTTTCTTTTACTTTAATGATAAAGTCTGGAAAGTAACGACGGGTCTTACCATCAGGAGCACGGTAGGGTATAAAGAACTCTTCACTTCCCCACTGTATAATATTCTCATTTAGATCACAGTAATTGCAGAATTTAGATTCCCAAGAACTACGACATATAATATTATTTACATCACCACTATACTTTCGTGGTCGAGTAGGTCTAAAGATACTTTTTTTACTTTCAGCCATCTCTTATACATAATATATAATGTCAAATAGTATTTATAAATGCCTATTAAAAGGTCAGTCTCAGACATTAAATCAAATTTACTTTCACCTGCACTAACTTCTCATTTTGAAGTTTCATTAGATGTTCCTAGTGGTCTTGGTTCTTGGAGAGGACAGAGAAGGCAGGGTAAAATACAATTGATGTGTTCAGAAGCAAGTCTTCCAGGATCTTCTCTTGCAACACACCAGATTGATAATGATTTTCATGGAGTAACTGAGAGACATGCGTATAGAAGAATATTTGATGATAGACT